CCATGCTGCAAATGTGTTCCCCATGCGGATTAAAGGATGGCCGTCAGAGTGGTTTCCTCCTGCTACGGAAAAGACTCGCTTGGATCCCGTTCATGTAGAGCTTGTAAAACTGGTAGATGCGTATCAGATGAATTGGAGGTTTCCAAACTTGGTAGTTCCAGCAAAAATAGAAGAATTATGTCCTAATGATCATTGGGTAGAAAATGTACACAGAATTGAGACGAGTGTGCCCTCACTGAGAGTTTTGTGTATGAGGAAGTTGTCTATTTATAATCTGGCATTCGGTGGAACATATAATTATCCTTATGTAACGGATGCGCAGTATAATCCCGCTATTGGGTTGGAGGCTCGGTTATTGAAAATGTTTAAGATGCATACAGGAGTGGATGCAGCATATGATTTCAATGATACCCATTGTGCACTAAAATTTTATTATGCTTATTGTGTAGATTTGCAGCCAATTCGATTTACTTTGGAGATAGGGGACCTGAAATATTGGAAGTTTACAAAAAGTAAATCTTCTTTGAGACGATACCGTAAGTTTGAAGATGTGGATTTAAAGGGTATGACTGTAAAATTCACTTCCTCCCCTAGTAAAAAGCAAGCACAACACATAATTTTGGGAGAGGTAATAGTGCAGTTAATTAAGATTTTTGAGGCTACTCGACATGAAGTTCCACTAGAGAAAGATTTGATACGACATATTATTTCCTTATCAGTAAAACAGCAGAGATTATCTGGAATAGATCTGGGAGATATTAGTGATGATATGGTTGAGAAGATCTATAAGAAGGTGAGGTTGTTTTTCATGAGTGGGGATTCTGGATTGCATGTATTGTTTAAAACTAGGCATCAAGAGCGAACGTATGCCCCAGACAGTTATGAGTTAAGGTTGGATGGGACAGTCAGTGCCAAGCATGCTAGGAATAGCACCGTTCATATAGATATAGGAGCGAAGTGGACAGATGGAGGAGCTTATTTGAAGTATTTGCAGCTTTTTGGAGATGAAATGGACTCATATGATGAGATAGAATTAGGGTACAATGATGCTCAGACAATTAATAAAACCTATTTGAAGTCAAAGGATGGTACCATGATGATTTCAGATGGGGATGTGGAGTCACTAGATCTGAGTATCAACTCTATGATGCTGATGTTGTACATGATGATGGGTTCATTGTGGATTATAAAAGAAGATACGCATATGTACCGAATGTATCAGTATTTGCTTGAAGGGTGTGCAGAGCAATTGGCAGGAAAGTGTGTTCGCTGGTTGAAAGATTTTGTGTTTCTATTAGGAGTTATGCCCTCAGGGAGTTTAGAGACATCTCATGGTGACTCATGGATAGTAGGAGTAATGATGTTTTTGACATTTGTGTTTTATAAGATGAGAGTATCAAATGAGAAAGATAGAAAATCAATATGGGCAGCATTGGCGGCTAGGAGGTTAGTCATGCTTATAACAGGAGATGATTTTGTGTATGCGTATCCGCGGAATTTGGATGCGTTAATAGGAATAGATCGTTTCTGTGAGTATGTGTCGCAAGTTTATCATATGGTATTTAAAACTCGTAATAAATATTATTCCTTAGTTACATATTTGCGTGTTCAAAATAGTCAAGTAATGGAAGTTGTGTATCAGGGACCGAGTTATTTAAAAAGGTCTTGGATATTAGCTGA